TGCTCTTCTAGTTGAGCTTGCAGGGTTTGGTTGCCAGCCACGGCTTCTTCCAGCTTGGTGCTCAAGCTGTTCAGCTCCGTGTTGGCTTTAACTAAATCAAGAATTGTTTTCATGTGTTGTGTGTGTGTTGGTTAAAGGTTTCCCATCAGCGCCAAGACGCTGTCCAAATCGTTGACGACTGCGTCCGCTAAACCTGAGCTGACTGCTTCGAAGCCCTCATAGGTCAAGCCAGTCATGGAGGACTCAGGGGCTGTGCGTTTGAGGTTAATGTCAGCCTTGAATCGCTCATGCCACTTGGTGACATTGGCTTGCAGGCGGGCTTCTGCTTCTTCTGAGAGGGGCTTGAAGTCAGCCAAGTCCAGCTTGTTTTCACCCGCGCTAATGGCGTTGACTTTGTAGCCATTCATGGCGAGGTGTTCAGACTGGTCTAGTAGCGCAATGTAAACGCCTACACTTCCCACCTCTGCTGACTCAGAGACAATGACGCTGTCTGCGCAGGAAGCCACCCAGCAGGCCGCTGAAGCTGCCATGCCTTCTGTGTAAGCCACCAAAGGCTTGCTGACGTTGCGAAGCTTTGCAGCCAGTTCTGGGAGGCCTGTAATCGTGCCACCAGGGCTGTCTATGTGCAGCAAAATGCTGGTGACATTGGGGCTTGCTTCTGCTTCAGACACCTGTTGCCAGATGTCGTCATAGTCAGTCATGCCAAGCATCCGCTCCCATGGGCCTAGCATTTTGCCTAGGGCTCCATGAATGTGGATAATGGCCACACCATCCACCTCTTGCGGTGGGCGGTTTGGTTCAATGCTGTATTCCTCGTCCTCATCGAAGTAGGCTGAGGCTTCAGTCAATGCAGAGTGGTAGTCTGGGCGAATTGCCCACACCTCATTCTGCAGCTTGTGGGTCAATCGGTGTTTCATTGCTGTCTGCAAATACAGGGTTTGGTGTGCGTTGTGAGAGAAGGTGCATGGCAGTCTCCATGCTGACTCCATACTCACTTGAAAGTCTTTGTGCTCTGGTGAGCAAGTCCACCGCCTCAGCCTCCACTTGGCCTCTGACTTCTTGCCAGTCCATGCCAAGCTCGCCCACGTCCTGTGACATGGTGCGGAGGCCCAACTTGATGGAGTCGTGGTTGGATTTGGCCTCCCTGCCAAGGTCCACGGTGATTCTCTTGGGTGTTTGCCAGCGCACCTTCCACCAGTTCTCTGAGGGTGGCAGGTCGCCCCGCTTAATGCCCCTTGCAATCACCCAGCTCCACACTCTGTTGCAAAGTTTGGTAGCTATGAGGTTCTGCCGCTCTTCAAAGCGCCGCTGGGCTTTCTCCAGCACAAAGCGTGAGGCACTGCCTGTGCCTTTGGAAATGTCCCAGACAAACTCATAGGGCAGCCCCAAGCCTGTAGCCACTTCGCGGGTGAGGTGCTCAATGAAGCCCACAAAAGTGCTAGAGGGGCGGTTGGAGGCAAAGGACTCAATGGACTCGCCAATTTTTAGGCGTGGAATCATCCCAGGCTCAAATGTTTGCCATGGGAGGTCTCCAGTGTCTGCCGCTGCATAGCCGTCCTCGATTAGGGCGCTGCCATCGTCCACCACGCCACCCTGGCTGGTGATGGCCATGCCAATAGAGGCGTTGAGTTTGGTGCCTACCTTTTCAAATTCCAGCAAGTCGTCCATGTCTCTCAAGTGAGCAATGGCGTGGACTAGGCTTGTAACACCTCTGAGCTGGCTGACCCGTTCTGGGTCATACATCAAAATAAAATTGTTGGAGCTTATGCGGCGGAAGTCACTGTCCCCGTCTCGCACCTCATAAGCTGTAGGCCTGCCAGCTGGGCTGACGTTCACACCGTCATGTCCTTTGGCGTCATAGGTCTCAGACTCAATGCGGTGGGCCTCTACAAGCTGAAGTTGCGGGAAGCTGTTGCCAGTGCCTACCATTATGAGGCCAATGTCCCCGTCTATGTCCATGCGCTTGGACACTAGGCTCTGGAGTTGCCCAAAAGTGAATTGCCCCGTCACCTCACAAATTTTGGCCCATTCGCTGAAGTAGTCTTCATAGGCCTGTGCTTCTGCAGACTGTGCTTGAGGCCTTAGCCCTGAGCCCACTGAGTAGCGGGTCAGGTCAGCCACTGCTCCTCTCACCAGCCCGTTGTTGTTGAAGAGGTGACGGGCAAACCCCATGAGGCTCCTTCTCTGGCTCCTGTTTAGGGTTTGCGTGGAGTCGCTGACAGAGTAGGGGACATAGGTTCTGTAGCGCCCCATTTCAGTGCCCCTGTAGTGCCCGCTGAAGCTGTTGGCTCTTTTCTTCTTGGGCGTCAGGTCTAGGACTCGCCCGTTGTGGTCGTAGAGTTCCATGGACTAACGGGAAAACCTTGCAAAGGTCATGCGGGCAGGTTTGGTGCCTGTGGCTAGGCCCTTCTCATGCAGCACGTCTGTAAGCTGGGAGGCTAGTTCCTCTGTGGGTAGAACAAGCTCACGGGTGCCGCTCTGGGAGGCATTGGAGAAGGAGGTGGTGACGGCACCAGACAGCACAGCGTCTGCCACCCGTTCCTTGAGTGTCAGAAGCCAGCTATTGCTCTGGAGCCTGAGAAAACTGCGTAAGTCCCCCATTCATATATAGGGGGCAGTGTGTCACTCATCAATCAGAAGCTTGGCAATGCATGCAGCCACAACCTGCATGCACTCACAGTCCCAGGCATGGTTTGCCCTGAAAGACACCCAGCGCAAGTGGGGCCGCCCGTGCTTGTCCATGACTTCCTTCTTGCGCTCAGAATCCAGTTGCTTGGCATATTCCTCAGCTAATTCTGGTTCCATTTTACACACTTCCCATGACTGAGCCTTGCCTGCCTTCAGGGCTGCCAGAATGTCCTTGGCGCTTGGGTTGCTCCACCTAAACACTGGAGGGGCTACCCTGCCTGTGGAGGACACCCTGGTGGGCTTGCTGTAAATCCTGCGGATAGTGCGCCCACCTCCTGTGTGTGCATAGTCTTGGGAGTCTTCTCCCCTCAGCCCAACCCAGCCAAACCTGGAGCACTGTGCCAACACACGCGGCCTCTGGTAGCCCACGTCTAGGAATGTCCTCTGAGGTGCAACCTCAAACTCCTTGCGGAGTTCTTCAACCTCGTCAAATGAGCTGACGCGCCTGAATGCCAACAGTCGTGAGGCACCTCCCTTGCTCCACGCCCTTATAACGCAGAAAAATTCCTCTAGGTAGTTCTGACAGTCAACTGTCATGAATCGGGTGTGCTCGTCCTCCCAGGCGTCTTCAGGCTTGTAGCCTTCGCTGACTTCAATCCTCTCAGTCTCTATGTGGTTGCTAGGTTTCCAGCTCTCAGCCAGCCTGAGAGTCACAAATTCTCTCAAGGGCTGTGTGTAGCCTGCAGCCGCGTGTTGTTTGGCTTTGAGGAAGTCAATCACCAAGTCACTCCAGGGCATGACACTTGGAGGCAAGGTGAGCTGGTTGAAGCTGAAGCTCCTTACCCGTGGGGTGGGGTTGTCATTGGTTGCCACATAGCCGCCCTTCACCATCTGCCTCCAGTTTGCCTCCGTGTTGGTGTGCGCGTGGTCGCAATGACTGCAGGCCATGGTGACAGTCTTGGCCACTTCCTCATAATTCCAGACACCTCCTGGCTTCGTTGTCTCGTTAGACTCCCACCTCATGCAGTCGTAGAAGCTGGGGGCAAACAGCTTGCCGCAGCTTTGGCACTTCAAGTGCCACACCTCACAGGTGCCAGAGTTGTATTCTGTGTCGAAGTCGTCCCCAACCAGCTCAGGAGTGCTGCTAAACCAGTGCTTGCGGTTCCAGTAACGGGTTGTCCTTGCTTTGGCCCTGGCTAACATTCCAGGCCTCCAGGCGCTCACCTCATCACCATAGAGGAAGCGAATGCTCCAAGAGCGCAAGAATGAGTTATTGGCTGGGCCTAGCTTGAGAGTGCATGAATGAAAGAAAACCTCGCTTATTGTCTTCCTGTGCCTGTCGCTTGGCCATTGGTCTTTCAGCGCTGGGCAGGACTCTAGAATGGGCTGCAGTCGCTCCTTGGAATAGTCCTTGTAGGAGTCCTCATCTTGGAAAGTCACCAAATGTGGGCTGGGGTTTTGGCTGAGGCTGTAGGCTATAGCCACAGACATGCTAACGGTTTTGCCAGTCTGGGCAGCACATGACATGACAACTGTCTGGTTTCCTGGGTCAGCGTGGGCGGCCAAGGGCTCCAGTAGCCATGGAGTCTCATCAGCTCTAAATTGCCCCCCGTAGGGTGACTCCCTGAGCTTCACATTGTCCAAAGCCCACTCAGCTATCCCTCCAGCATTGCGCTCAGCTAGAGCAGACAGGACGCACTCATCAACCAACCTGTCCATGTGCCTGTCTTATGGTAGCCAGCAATGACTTGTTGTAGCCGTCAATGACACCCTGAATGTCTTGGGGCTCTAACCCTGCTACTAGGGGGGGCAGTTTGGCGGCCTGCTCTTCCAGGTGTTTGCGAAATTCCATTGCCAGCTTCATGACTCCCTCCCGCACTTCGTCTACTGGTATGACTTTGGCTTTGAGCTTGTCCAATTCGTGGTCCAGTTTGTCCACCTGCCGCTTGAGTTTTTCCACTTCATACCACTCACGGCTGCCCTCCTCAGCATAGTTGCCAGTGCTGCGGGTTTTAGCTAGGGCCTCCTTCACTTTTTCTGGGTCATAGTATTTGTCCCCTCTAGGTGTCTGTTTTGCAATTGGCACCATGCCTAACAGGTTGCGAGCCTGTGACATAGAAAAATGGAGTTGCTCGCACACGTCAGCTGTGCTCCATAAACCCCTCGGAATTCGAGGCTTAGCTTTCTTTGTTGTCAGTTTTTTCTCTGCCATCACTTAAGCGGTTGCGTCTTGCGTTTGCTTGTGCATCTCTCTCATTTTCAGTTACTTGTGACATTTATGACATTTTTTCGCGGTGGTGAGCGGAAACC